TATCGATAGTATCGCTGCTACGAACAACAACAGAAGATAGGTTACAAAACTGATAAGGACGAAGGATAATTTCACTGCAAGGATTAGTGCCCCACTCTTTATCCACTGCCCTACGGTTGTTTTTGCTGGCTTGTAGTTCTGATGCATAACGGTTAAATATTCCCCTTTCACCGGAGTGAGATTCATAGATGTTAGACCACTCACGCATGAACTGACCTACATCAGGTTTAACCTCATAAACTGCTGAATTATTAGCCAACGCTCGTTGACCGTTACCGTCCCACCAGTTACCTGCCTTAGCGTGAGCCATACGATCATCGTTAAGGTCTGATAGGGAAATCATTGCACTACGGCGCACTCCACCAACGACAACAACTTCCCCGATTTTACAGAGAATATCGTGGCACTCGATTGTGTGCAACTTACGCCCAACAGCGCCTTTGAACTTATTAACCACATACTTGAACAGATCCACGAGTGGCTCTGGCCCACTGGCGCGTCCTCCGAAAGTCTTAAGGCGTGTTCCGGCAGGACGAACTGCGGAAACATCCCATTTCGGGACTTCTCCAGCGTATAGCAGGGCGATAATTTGACGCAGCGCCTTAGCCCATCCTTCTTTGGAGTCTTTAACGACAACCATAGTATTAGATTCATACAAATGTTCCGGCACTTCTGGTAGTTTATTGACATACTTTTGCTCCACGCTAAAGCCTACGCCTGTTCCACACAATAGAATATACATAGCCTCGTCAAAGGCTTTAGGGTCATCTACAGGCAAATAAGAACAATTATAGCCAGCGATGTTCTGACGCTCAAGAGCTTCCCCGGCAGTCATAATAGACCGCATGGATGGCATCGTCTGAAGATCATTGATAGCATTAAAAAGCTCTGCGTGAAGCTCTGGAGGAATCTCGTAGTTATGTTTAGTTTTAAGGTGCTTGGACATGAAATTCATATAACGGGTTACAGTCTCATCCCAGTGTTCGCGCCTGTTTTTGTCATCAAGAAACCTGGAATATCTCGATTTTGCGATATAAGTCTGATAGGGGGTCATTTCTTTCCTTCTTCAAGTTCGATAAGTTTTTCTAGATAATGGATAGCCTTTTTCAGGTCTTCCACGCCTCCCTTGTCTCTCCAACGGGACACATATTTTACACAGTTGCCAGTGAAATAGCAAAGGTTATTTTCATAAATGTAATCCCAAGGTTGTACTTTATGTTTGCTGTAGTGGCTACCGCCGACTTGCTGGTTTGATGCACTATTTTGGTGCATTTCTTCCTCCAGGATTTTACTGATATATTCACTAGTTGATAGCATAGGTGTCCGGATAAATAATATGATGAATATTTAGTTTTTTTTCATAATCTACTCTAACGGCATAAGCCTTTTCTTTTGTGTCAAAATAACCTAAATGTATATATTTATACTGCATATTTATATAAGCTTTCCATTTGTTGCATGACTTATCCCAGACCACTCCCCTAAATCCTGACTTATTTGTTAAATACATTTTAGTGTTAAATTGATTTAAGTGATAGCTAGATTCTCTTAAATTTTCAATTCTGTTGTTTAAAGAATTTCTATCTATATGGTCAATAACTTTTGGTACTTTTCTATGAAACATAGCAAAAATTACTGTATGTACGCCATATGTTTTACCTTTATGAGTTAATCCAAGGTACTGATTATACTTACCTCTACGAAAGTATTTAACTTCTTTGCCTATCTTACTTTTAAAGCGGCTTTTCTTGTAATACAGCTTACCGTCTTCATAGCGATACTTATCAATCCATTCTTGAATCAATTTATCAGTTTCATTGGTGTCCATATTTGCGCTCCAAGTATTCTATGCTTAAAAACATTTCATCAAAGTGACCGTCTTCGACTTCGTTCATCACCAGTAGTCCCCGCCAATGACGATTACTAAGCTGATCCATGTAAGACTCATCATGTAGATAGTAGCTACCAACAACGATTGCGGTGATCGGTTTCCCATCTGCCCGTTTTCCGTAAGCCACCTGTTTGCCTTGTTGGTGACCAGCAATGCAAGACATATGCAGTTTACTGATAATAGCAGCAGGGCTAGCCGCAGGGCGTCCCAATGCACCCACAGGCCAATAATGATTGAAACCCACGCCGTTAATAAAAACAGGATGAAGAAATTCGTGTACTTCCCAATCAGATTCATAGTTTAAGTCCTTTGTAGAAATTAGTCCTTCAAGGGTAGGATTATTGTTTACAGCCCTGTCGATCCTATTCTCATGGTTGCCTAGTGTCATTACCATGCGAGGTTTATACACTTTTTCTTTGTTTTTCTTTTGACGATATTGCAGGTCTTTAAGAGGTTTTAGCAACATTTCCATACCGTTGTGTACAATTTCGATATCTTTTTTGTATCGCAGCCCCTCAAAGTACTTAGAACCCTTAGTATCGTGACTAGATAGGCTAGGCATATCAGCAAAGTCACCGATATTAACGACAACATCTGGTTTGTACTCGCAGATGGCCTCTCCAGCCCAAGTCAGATGCTCCAGAGGAACGCCTTCCTTGATTTGACAGTCAGGAATTACCAATATTCTCATCATCGTCCTCAGTAGTTGTAAAGAAAGGAGCCTGTGGCTGATGTTCGCCTTTGTTGTTTAATTCTGGGTATTTCTCCAGTAGTTCCAGGAATGCTTTTCTATCAATTTCCCGTCCCGACGCAGGAGAATGATTATGATCCCACAAAGGACGCTCTACAACATAATAGACTTTTGACGAAATAGAATAGCCATAAGAGGCTTCAAGAACCCTTATAACATCCTCCAGAATTTCAATCCATGTAGGGCCAGAGTATTTGTAATCACAAGAATTGGACTTATCAGGATACTCAGTCTCGCCGCTGTCCACATCGATGTTAAAAGTAACGCGAGTGTCTTTTTCATAATAATTCATAATAGACTCCTTGTTAATATGGTGAAAATAGTCTTCAAGTTCCATTAAATACCTCTTTAATACTGGGAAACAAATTAAAGATTATATCTCGACATTGTTCAGCTACGATTCTATGCTCCTTTTGAGTTGCTTTATCGCAACGAATGTCGATATAGTGCAGCCAGCTACGCAGAGTACCGTTCATGTACATACAAGACATTGTAAGGCCCTCAGGCAAAATCTTCCTGGAAATCTCTCGTGCAACGCCACGGTCTAGTGCGCCCTTGTAGATCGTTTCGACATGATCCAGCAAGGCATTCTGAGAGTGTTCCCACCACAGTTCCAAGGCAGGATCGTCTGCCTCAAGACTATTTTGCCTATTCTTAACATCTTGCAAGCGTACATCTGAGGTAACAAAGTCTGTCACCTTAGCGTAACGCTGACTAAATTCCTGGAAAGAGAAACTACGATGCCTAAGAATCTGTCGGGCTATGTCTCTGGTGGTTTCAATCTCCATGCAAACATTAACCATTTCAAACGGACTCCAGTGCTTATTCTCGATCAGGTACTTAAGCAGCTTCGGGGCCGTGTCCGGTTGGTTTTGGTTGCTTGGGTTGCTTACCCTTGCCATGTACGCAATCTGCTTTTCCGCATCCGGTGTTACCCACACTAGTCTTACTGACATTCTTAAAGTTCCTTACAAAGTATTCTGCATCGACAATAGCCAAAGGCTTACACTGATTCTGTTTAATAAACACTACAGGCTCGTGTGTCCCGTGTGAGCAGGCTTGATTGTAAAAGTCATAGACGGCTATTCGTGCATAATTCTTACACTCAATCTGCCAAGGATACACTTTCCTAGCAGCAGGAGACAACATAACATCCTCGCCACCAGCGCCCATAGAAGTTGACTTAATATCGTCAGGCTCCAGAGTAGGCTCATAATTCAATAACTGATTAGCGACCCACTTCTGTAGGTTTCTTCCTTTCGCTTTAGCCGATGATGTCTTCATGCTTTAGTCTTCTCGTACTGATGCAACAAAGCCCCAAAAGAATCGGTAAATTCTTCGTTGTGGTCTGTTTTGCCTAGCGTGAACAGAATAGCATGAACCAGTTCGTGCATAAATGTCTGCTGCGTGGTTTGTTCGTTCATACCCGCACGGATAAGTATCTCCTGCGTGGCTGGACTGCAACTACCGTAGTCTGCCAATCCTTCGACTAGTCGGACTGTCCAATCAAATCCGGCGAGGCTAAAGGAGGTAACCAAGTCTGGTTTGGAATTCGCCTTAACCATAGTAGTACCGCATTTTCTTTAACTCGTTCCTCATCACCGTCATAAGCTTTAATACAAGCATCGTAATACTCCTTCTCTGTTTTACAGTCTTTTAAAATCTTTTCAGCCTTAACAGGCCCGATACCTTTGATGCCAATAATATTATCGACACGATCACCAGTAAGAATCTGTTTGTAAAAACTTCGTAGCCCTTCTTCCTCGGTAACAAAATATTTTTCTTTGCGTACAAAGTTATAATGCCATCCAGGAATTTGATCAAAGTCTTTATCAATAGAGACTATCCAGTAATCTCCTTGGGTGGCTTCAATGGCGATTTCATCGTCCGCTTCTTGTCCTTCAACAATGGTGGCTCCAAGTCTTTGGAGATAGCCTCGGAGGGCTTCGTAGTGTTTTGGTCTTGGGGCATCTTTTCTGTTTCCTTTATACGGGGCTGTCTTTGCCACCATATGTCGAAAATTCCCCTTTCCTGTGAGGTAGGCTTTGTAGTCATCGCAGTTTAGTTCTGTAAAAACTATTTCCAGGATTAGTTCCTTAGCTCTGGCGAAACAGATCTCCTCTGTCTCATCCTCAGACGCAAATGCGACCCTGTATACGATCACATCTGCGTCCAAGAGAGCTACTTTAGGAAGCTCAGAGGATGTCATCATCCCCTTCTTTAGCGTCAGGCACATAGGTCTTAACCTCGGTTACCTTCAGCTTCTGAATGCTCGGAGAATTACCATATTTAGCGCTGGCTTTGTGGGCATAAGAGCCTACGATAGCCTCGCACTTGGAACCGTTACCGAGGACATCAACAGGCACAGGGTTGCCATTCTCATCGACAGGCCCAAACAAGTACTTGCTTTTGCCGACAATGTAGTTGCCCATCGAATCCTTGTACTTGACGCGAATGCCTAGCTTTGTCAGCTTGGCAACATCCGTATCAGACAGCATACCGATAGTACACTCGTAACGGTCATTATCATCGTTAAAAGCTTTATTGAACTCAGCCATCCATTTATTCCAGAATAGCTCTCCAGAGATTTTAACAGGTTTCAGATCACTCATTTTCAATTCCTTTGAAAGTTAATAAAATGTCTGTCTTTCCAGACTGTCAATTCAGAAACTTTGGCGGTGTTAAGTCCTCCACCAAAGTCTCCAGATGCTCTAGTGCTGCCGTCAAAACAACATAGATTTGCAATACATCTAGGTTGCTTGTGTGCATCAACGAAAAAGAATCCTCTTTTATGTCAATAACAATGCGAGAATCAAAATCTTGTTCAGTTGTTTTCAAGATAGGTTCCCCACTGATCTGCCATTGCAGCGGCAATTCCACTGTATGTTCTACTGCGTTCTTTCCAGCGATCAGGGCTAGGAGCCATCATGTGTACTCTTGGTTGTCTTCCTTCAACAATGTTCGTAGGCTCCAACTTTGGCAGATTCTTCAGCCAAAGACAAGTAGCTTTAGTCTCCCCATGCCCGAACTGCCAAGGCTGAATGATCTGATCAGGCTTCCTGATGTGGGTGCTTAAGATGCTTACCGGATTCTCTAATGCGATCTTGGAAATATTTGCTGACCACAAAGCTTTGGCAAACCATAGCGCGTTCTTCTGTTCTTCTTGCTTGTCCTTAAACCATCTAGCACCCGACACAGCAAGATGCGTACAGGGCGGGTGAGCAATCATTAGATCCCACTGCTGGCCCATTATGTAGGCTGCCAGTACATCGCCATGATAGTGGAACTCTGACCCGTCTTCAGCAGGAAGAAGATCACAACTCCAGGCATCAAAGCCTTTAGCGCGAAAAGCAGAGCGCACCGCACCGCTGTATTCGCAAGCAACCAAAACGCGCTTAGTGTGTTTCACGCCAATTTCTACCAATTTTGTATTCTCCATCTAAGGGACACCGTAGCTTAAAAAAGACCCCTGCTTCCACGATGCTCATTTTAGCAGCTTTTCCAGCCTCGTCTGCCAACGCTTCAGGAACCTCGAACTGGAACTCATCGTGGACATTGGCGACTAGCTTTACAGGCCACTTGTTAGCCTTGATTTTATCATAAAAAAGCACTAGCGCCTTTTTCATCACGATTGCGCCTGCGCCCTGAAGTAAGCTATTGAGCGCCGCATGGTCAGAGCGAACCCAAATCTTGCGACCATCAAGCCCCGGTACATAGCCCTTGGACGCATAAACGGATACTTTAGAGCGTAAAGACTTGAGCGCGGGAGTCCCTTCAAGAAAGGAAGCGATAAGTCTTTCACCAGTGGCACTATTGCCACCGACAATCGAGCCAATCTTCGATGGCCCCGCCCCATAGAGGAACGCATAGATGAATGTCTTCGCCTGATCCCTTGTTTGTAGGCCAGCAGCTTGCTGGTTTTTCGTATGGACATCCGTTCCATCTTTCGAGTTTCCCTCAACGACCGTTTTGACATAATCTTTGTCCTTCATGTAATGAGCAAGCATACGAAGCTCAAGACCGCTAGCGTCACAACCAACAAGTACATTACCATCTTCTACCGTCCAACATTGTCTGCACTCTGGGCCATACAAGCTACCTGCGTTAGGTATCTGTGCCATGTTAGGCTTAGAGTGCGTCATACGGCCTGTTACAGCCCCATTGGTGATCACCTTACCGTGAACCCTATCATCGCTTCCTAGCGCCTCTAACCAGGATTCTATCTGAGCGATACGCTTTTGTAGCAGCAGGTACTCAGCGATCACCTTAGCCTCTGGAATGCTCAAATCCATCAGTACAACTTCATCAACGATGGGCTGATTATTCTCAGTAAACTTCTTAGGCTTCCACCCTAGCTCTTGGAGTTTTTCTCCGATCTGCTTTCTACTTCCTGGATTAAAGGAAACAACTTCGTCTTTGAGTCGCTTTCCGGTTTTCTCGGAGTATCTTTCCAGAATTCTCGGAGGCCAGCGTTCCTGCATTCGTTCATATATTCCTGCCATTTTTGTCTTGAGGTCAGTAAGTAGCACGGTTGCATAGG